CTATCCCGCGCTTTGATTGGGCAAGTTTGAATCAGCTGCAGCGTAATCAGGGCTGATCTGCCCTGCTTCTGGCGCGATCTCTCCACTGACCACCCATAAGGCGTATTGAGGAAAGAGCTTAACGATAGCTTCGATCTCCTCTGCCTTAATCTCTCGCTTTCTCGCGGTGTTCTTCAGGTTGTTCCAAGTGTAGCGACTGATGCCAGTGCGCTCCTCCAGCTCAGGCAGCCGAATCCCGGAGCTTTTCAAAATAGTTATAACCCGCTCTTTAATCATAGCCACTTGATCTATAAGTGATATATCCAATACGGATCAACGATGGCATTATCCGTTTCGGGATCATCCAATTTGGATAATGCAAAGCTGAATAACTGGCATTGCCACGAATAGTGACGGAACGAGCATGGAACTGGAAGAGCTAGAACCTTCGAAGCTGATCGGCCCACAGCAGGACGTGGAAACTGTCGAATGCTGGGCTGACCGTAATGGCATCAGTGCCGGTATGGCTCGTGCGTGGGCGACGCGCGGTGTGATACCGACCGTGAAGCTCGGCAAGCGGCGCATGGTAAACAGCGCAATGCTCCGTCACTGGCTGCTGGAACAGGAGTGGACCGCATGATCCGCGCCGTCTACGGAAAGCCAGGGGAGGGGATGACCTATGCAGAAGCCGGCCAGCTATCAACGCCTTCCGCACGCTCGGGACTGCGACTGCTCTGTCTGCTGGTCCAGACGCGAAATGGCGAAACCCGCTCCCTCCCGGTCCACACCATGCGCCCAATGCCGCCCCGCCTATGCGCGGCCGATTCGCACGCTGCAAATGGGTTGCGTCGGTGGAACCTGGAAGCCTCTGCTCTCGGACTGGAAAGTGGAACCGGCCTTTATCTGCGAGAAGCACATGCCACCCGACCGTCCCGCGAAGTGGTGGAGCGTTGCTTACCAAGATTCAACCTCGGCGCCGAGCGAGCAATTTCCGTTCTAGCCGAAACCCCGACCGAAGCCGAACAGGTCCAGGGCCGCGCTCCCGGCTCGTCGGATCACGCTCCACCGATCCGGCGAACGGAAGCACGGGCGGAGCGCACCCTTGACCCTGCACGAACCGAAACAGCCTCCGCTCGTGAGTGCGGGAGCGCTTTTCCCTCCCGCGCTCCCGAGCCCTCGGCGGCGAGAGTGGGATGACAAGGGCGAAGCCCTTGGTGTTAAACAGCGTTGCAGATGATTAATGAAATTAATGTTCGATCAAGTGGAAAGTGTCAATTCAGCACTATTCGTCTCATTAAGAAATGAAGCATTGAATGTTTTAATACTTGATAAATAGTTGTTCCAAGAGCGTTTAAACACAGCTATAGATAACCCGCAAGCCAAGTAACAAGCCGGTCGCAGTGAAATCGTTTTTTCACTCGTTCGGGATCGCTCGGCCTGCAGAAAGCAAAGCAGCGCAATAAAGCGCAACTAGAGAGAGGAAACACAAATGGCACGTTCGACTATGGAAGTTGCATTTCTCGGCACTCAACGCTTCGACGGCGAAGCCGGCCAGAAGTACATCAAGGTCTTCTACGGCGATGAGCCGGACGGCAAGACCGAACACGGCCTGTCGATTATCGGCATGGCAGCAGCGGACGAAGTAGCCGACGAAATCTTCGCAGCCGGCGCGCAGTTCGAGCCGCTGCAACTGGTGCGCATCCACTTCGAGATCGCCCGTGGCGGGCAGAACAAGGGCAAGAATCTGGCGCTCCAGCTCGAAGCCGTCCAGACCCGCGCCGCAGCCGAAACCCCGCGCAGCCCAGCTCAACCCCAGGCCAAAGCCGGCGAACCGGCCAAGGCCAACTAACCGGGAGGGGCGGCCAATGCTGATCGATGATCGGGTGTACTGCGACTGCTGCGGAAACGACATGGGCAAGCTCATGGCGCTGCCCGCGCCGCAAAGCGACCTGCTGCCCGACCTCAGCCTGCCGCCCCACTTCGCCGTCTGCCCTGACTGCGAACCTTCCGAATCCGCCGACCTCGAGCAGGCCGGCGAATGAATTTCCTCGCCTGTGACGGTGACTGGCTGCAAGGCGCCGATGGCTCGCCCATCTGCTCTGGCTCGCTGGTCGCCCTCACGGTCGAGGAAATGCAAAGCCTCTACGGCTCTGCACTGACCTGGGACCAAGTCTCCGAGCTGCAAGGCGAAGCGATTGTTCTGTTCGCCACCGTGTTCGGCTTCCTGGTCCTGAAAAAAGCCCTGAAACAGTGAGGTATCACCCATGCAACTGAACAAGCACTTCATCAAGAAAATCGGCCTCGGCGCTGCCGTTGCCCTCTCGGCTGCTGCCGGCTCCGTCTACGCGGCAGTCCCGACCGAAGCCACCGCGGCGCTCGATACCGCGGGCACCGACGTTGGGACCATCGGCTGGGCCGTCTTCGCCGTGATCATTGCCGCGATGGCGTTCAAGTACATGCGCCGCGCCCTGTAACCGGGACCAGCGCACTGCATGTGCCGAAGCAAACAAACCCCGCTCCGGCGGGGTTTTCTCTTCCAGGGAAACGCCATGAGTTACGAACTGTACGTCCTGATCCTCACCACCCTGGCGTTCTATCTCGTGTTTTTTGGGCGGGTGTGATTATGCAAATGCTCTGTGCCCAGCGCTTAGGCGGTCTTTTCGAGCTGTTAGGAACGAAAGCGGCTCGTCTGCTTCTGCCGGCGTTCTTGGCGCCGCTTTGCTTTACAGGGGCAGTTAGCGCCGCCGAGTTCGTCTGGACGGCGCAGTTCGATTACTACACTCGAACCGGGTCTACCCCGTCTGCCGCATGTTCCGCCGCGCTCGCGGCCTATGTTGCCGACACGAAAAACAATGTCTCACTTGCTGGGGTAACCAAGGTCTCGGATACCCAATTCAAGTGCAAATGGGCAGACCGTAACGGTTACAGCGGCCCGTCCTACAGCTTCTCAGCCAATCGTTCCGGTGACTCATGCCCGACCGCCGAGCACGATTACAACTCCGAGACGGGCGAGTGTGAGCCCCCGCCCGCCAATCAATGCGAAGCCACCAACGGCCAGACCGTCAGCCACGAACATCTGATGAAGTCGGCAGTGGGCCAGCCGTCGATCGATCCTCCCGGCTCGGTCTGCGGCAACGGCTGCCAATACGCCTTCACCTACACCGCCGCCTCCAATGTGTACGTCTACAGCAGCGGCAATCCGCCCGGCGTGTTCGGGGTGTACTCGTACAGCGGCAACGGCATCCAGTGCAACGAAAGCACGCTCAAGTCGCCGGGCGATCCCTCGGCCGGCGATACGCAGAATCCCGACGACACACCGCCCCCGGACACCGATAACAAGTGCCCTGAGGGTTACACCTACAACGGCACCTTTTGTTCGCCGAACACGCCGCCGCCTGATCCTGACGGGCCGATCGATCCGACTGACCCAACCGATCCCGCTGATCCTGGTGATGGTTCAGGCGATGGAGGCGGCGGTGGCGGCGGTGGCGGTTCCGATGGTGGTGGCTCCGGCGATGGCAGCGGTTCGGGAGACGGCTCGGGGGATGGTGACGGTTCGGGCGACGGCGATGGAGACGGCGATGGCTCGGGCGGCGGTGGTACCGGCACGGGCGAAGGCGAAGGGGAAGGCGAGGAAAAAGAAGACAAATCCAGCGTTGGCGGCGAACCCTGCGAGGCGACCCTGAGCTGCGAGGGCGATGCCGTCCAGTGCGCCATCCTTCGCCAGCAGAAAGAGCTGCGCTGCCACGCTCAAGAACAAGCCGATTTCGAGAAGCACCAGTCGTCCATCGAGGCGGCCGTGCAGGGTGACAAGTTCAAGTTGCAGGAAGGCGCTGATATCGAGCTGCCGTCCTTCGTCAATCAGGGCACCCGGTTTCTCTCGCCCAACTGCCCGGCCGCGGAGAAGTTCACCCTTCGCACCGCTGGCGGGCGCTCGTTCGAACTCACCTATGAGCCGCTGTGCCGCGCCGCCAGTGACCTGAGCGGCCTGTTCGTGGCTGTGGCTACCGTCCTGGCTGCCCTGTATGTGGGCCGCTCCGTAGGAGGTCAGTAATGCAGTTTCTATTCATCGTGCAGATGCTCGTCATCATCCTCGGCCCGCTGGTGAAGATGGTGCTAAAAATGATCGGTTTCGGCTTCGTCTCCTATGTCGGCTTCAACCTGATTATCGGCCAGGCGCAAAGCTACCTGTTCGGCCTGATGGGTGATGTGGGGCCGGTGATTCAGGGCATCCTCGGGCTGGCGAAGTTCGATGTGGTGGTGAACCTGTATTTCGCCGCGATCTCGACGCGCTTCATGCTGGCGGGGATCGACAAGGCCACAGACCGTCGCCGCAATCAGGTCTGGCACAAGCCGGGCGGCACCTCCATCGAAGCCTAAGGAGGCGCCGTCATGCTCGTTATCCGCACCGGCAAGCCCGGCCACGGCAAGACCCTAAACACGATCCGCGAAGTCGATCAGAAGGCCCACGCCGAGGGCCGCGTCGTCTACTTCCACAACATCAACGGCCTGAAGCCCGATCAGCTGCAAGCGCAGTGGTTCGAGTTCGAGGACCCGGAAAAGTGGTTCGAGCTGCCGAACGATTCGATCATCGTGGTCGATGAAGCGCAGGGCTGGTTCGGCGCACGCGATCCACGGGCGCGGCCACCGGAGCACATCACCCGCTTTGAGACGATGCGCCACCAGGGTCACGAAGTGCACCTCGTTACTCAAGACCCGCGCTACCTCGATGTGCACCTGCGCCGGCTGTGCAATGCGCACATTCACTACTGGCGCGTCTTCAAGTCCGCCCAGCTGCTGCGCTTCGAGTCGGAAGTCGTCGTAGAGAAAGTCGAGCTGAAGACCAGCTTCAAGGACGCCGACAAGAAATCGCTGCGCCTGGATAAGCGCTACTTCGGCGCCTACACCAGCACCAATGCCAAGCACCACTTCCAGACCAAAGTGCCGACCAAGTTCATCCTGGCGATGTGCGTGATCCTGGGTGCTGGCATCCTCGTTTACCGCGCCTATGAGCGGTACAGCGCCGAGAAAGCTCAGGCCGAAGCCACCACCAGCGCGCCGGCCGGAAGCATGGTCGATCAGGTGCGCGATACGGTCGGAGCGTTTATCCGGCCTAGCGCCACCGACGCCGAACAGGCCGCGCCGCTTACCGTCGAGCAGTACCTGGGCAAGCGGGTTCCGAGGGTGCAGGACCTGCCAGCCTCGGCGCCGGTATATGACGGCCTGACGGGGCCGCAAGCCTTCCCGAAACCGGTCTGCATCGCCACCACTGACCGGGAACTGATCGCCCGCAACTACAAGCGCATGCAGGTGGGCGACAGCGATGAAGGGCTGACGGGATGCCGCTGCAACACCCAGCAGGGCACGCGGCTGGAAGTGTCGTTCGCCTTCTGCATGTCGGTCGTGCAGAACGGCTACTTCGACGACACCAAGCCTGACCGTGGCTCGCCGCAGGACATGCGCAACCAGCCACCACCACCGACCAGCACACCGGCCTATCAGCCAAGCCAGCAGCAGGCGGCTACCACGCTTACGCGCGTGCCTTACGAGAAGGGGCGTTTCCTGTGGTGATGACCGTCAGCGCGCGGGCGCTTGCGCTCTTTGCACGCGCGGCGAGGCACGAGCCGGCGTGCAAACGCGCGCGCTGACGTCCCTGTAACACGTCAGATAAACCCAACTGAACAGTGTCGATTCGTTGCAATTTGGAGCATTAGAAAATGAGCGTTAAAGATCAGATTCGTGTTGACCAAAATTTTCAGGAAACCCCAAACGGACGGCTGTTCTTCGATAGCCATTCGGCCAAACTGACCGACCTGTCGGGCGTTCGCTTGTTGCGTTGCGGCGTCGATACGGTCCGCCAGCTGTATCGCGGGCTGATCCGCCCGGAAATCATGGCGCTGTTCGAGAAACCGGGCGTCATGGTCGAGTTCGCTGGCGAGTTCTGGCATGCCGGACGGGTAGGGCGGGACTCGGGCTACCAGTACAAGCTGCAGAACGCCGATCTCGGCTTCGTGCTGCTGATCAAGAACTTCAACGCCAAGCTGGAACAGATCGGCCCACACCTGAAGATCGAGGTGTCACCCCACGCCATCGACGCGCTGTCGCCGGAACGGCTGCAAGAGCGCATGGACTACTACGCGGCGGCAGTCATGACGCACCGCGAACGCAACCAGTGCGCCGTCCATCTGGCGCTGGATCTCCAGGGCTGGAAGCCTCCGGTGGATCTGGTCGCTCGGCTGCACTGTCGCGCGCGCACGCACCGGGATATCTCGGGCATCAACGAAATCAACTGGGCGACCAAGTCCAGCGTCTACGGTCGTGGCGAAACATCCATGTTTGGCTCAGCTGGTGGCGTTCAGCTCTGCATCTACAACAAGACAGAGCAGGCTCGCGCGACCGATAAGCTCGACTTCTGGGAAAGCGTCTGGCGTCGCCGTGATTCGTTCGATTCGACCGATCGTGGTAACTACGATCCGGCAGCGGACGTATGGCGCATCGAGCTGCGCTATCACCACTCGGTCATCCAGCAGTTCGCCAGTGGCTCGATCAGCGCAAAGACTGGCGAGGCCATCGAGACGGATTCTTACGCAGCGTTTTCGGGCCACCTTGACGGCCTGTGGCGCTACGGGCTGTGCCAGTTCAAGTTGCTGCACCGTCCTGGGCAGTACGAGCCGATCTGGACGCTGATTCGCGACGACATTCGTGTCGATGTGCCGGTCGACTCCCTGGTCGATGAAACCGAGTACAAGCGCTACTACAAGACCTCGCGGGGTTTCTCGGGCAAGAACGTGGAACTGTTCCTGGGAAACTTCGTAAGCCTGCTGGCACGGGAGCGAGTGGGCGCTAAGACCGCATTTGATCGGCTGAAGGAATGGGAATGCTGGCCGGTCATTCGTGACCACTACGCCGCCAAGGATATGAGCGAGCGTGACCTGTACAAGCACATCAAGACGCTGCTCCAAGAGCGCCATGTCCGATGGGGTAGAGCGGTCTGATGGCGATCCAGCAGCTCTCTGACGGTCGCTGGCGGGTCGATGTTGAGCCGGTAAAGGGCAAGCGGTTTCGCAAGACGCTGAAGACCAAGGCCGAGGCGATGCGCTTCGAGGCGACCTGTCGGGCCAAGTGCAGCGAATCGAACGATTGGGCACCGCGGCCAAAGGACAAGCGCAGGCTGTCAGAGCTGGTCGACCTATGGTTCGACCTTCACGGCGTCTCGCTCTCCGATGGCGTTCGGCGTGTGGCGATCCTGCGCGTGTGTGCTAAGGCGATGGGCGATCCGGTGGCGCGTCTGGTCGATGGCGGAAAGATCGCTGCCACGCGCGCACGTTGGATGGCAGCAGGTGTAACCGGCAAGACGGCGAACAATCGGCTCGGCTACCTGAAAGCCGTTTACAACGAGCTGCATAAACTCGACGTGATCGACTATCCCTGTCCGTTCACCCGTATTCGTCCGGTTCGGTTGCAGGAGCGGCCGCTGGCCTACCTGACCAAGCCACAGATTTCGGAACTGCTCGATGCGCTCCAGGCTCGGACCACGTCTCCGCATCCGGCGATGGTGGCGCGTATCTGTCTGGCGACCGGGGCAAGGTGGGGTGAGGCTCAGGCGCTACGACCGGAGCGAATTCGAGGCAATGCCCTGGTGTTCGCCAATACCAAGTCCAAGCGGGTGCGGATGGTCCCGGTAACGCCTGAGCTGGTGGCCGCGATCAAGAAGCACTGGCAGACGCACGGCCCGTTCACCAACTGCATCGGCGTGTTCCGTCTGGTCCTGCTCTCGACCACGATCAAGCCGCCACGCGGACAGGCAAGCCACATCCTGCGGCACACTTTTGCGGCTCACTTCATCATGGGTGGCGGGCACATCGTGACGCTGAAGGAGATCCTGGGCCATGCCTCGCTAAACATGACGATGCGCTACGCACACCTTGCACCTGAGCATTTGCATGATGCGATCAGGTTGGGGCCGCTGGCAGGCATTGCCTTACCGCTCGCGGATCAGTAAACGACAATTAGAGGAGGTGCGCCAATGGCGTACAATCAGCTATGATCTTTATCGAGACGCCGATGTTTACCAAGCGCCTGCGGGAGCTGCTCAGCGATGACAGCTATGCGGAGTTTCAACGGCAATTGGCTGATCGGCCCGACATG